GTTCCCTATGAAGAGACTCGTCTGCAAGACGCCCCCAACAGTTAACCCCGTCAAGGTGCCCACAGAGGTGATGTTGGGTTGGGCCGGGTTCGTGACGCTAGTGGCTATGTTTGCAACCGCAACGTTCCCGACCAAGTTGGATGAATTGAGGTTTGAAATTCCCGAACCGTTGGAAACGATGAGCAATCCCTGGACGTTGAGACCTGTTAAAGTGCCGAGTGATGTGATGTTGGGTTGGGCCGCTTGGGAGACCACGAGGGCGACATTTGCGTTGGCAACGTTGCCGACCAAGTTCGAGGCGTTGACGTTAGACAACCCCGAACCGTTGGAAACGATGAGCAATCCTTGGACATTGAGACCGGTCAGAGTCCCCACGGACGTGATGTTGGGTTGGGCCGCTTGGGAGACCACGAGGGCGACATTTGCGTTGGCAACGTTCCCAACTAAATTACTTGAATTGATGTTTGAAATTCCAGAACCGTTGGAAACAATCAAAAGTCCCTGGACTGAAAGACCGGTCAGAGTCCCCACCGACGTGATGTTTGGCTGGGCGGGTTGGGAGACCACGAGGGCGACGTTGGCGGCTGCGACGTTGCCAACTAAATTACTTGAATTAATGTTTGAAATTCCAGAACCGTTGGAAACAATCAAAAGTCCCTGGACGTTGAGACCGGTCAGGGTCCCCACAGACGTGATGTTTGGTTGGGCGGGGTTCGTGACGCTCGAGGCCACCTCTGCAGCCGAAGAGTTGCCCACCAGGTTCGAGGCATTTAGGTTTGAAATTCCTGAACCGTCACCAATGTAAAGACTGGCAAGAACCGAATTTAGGTTTGAAATTCCAAAGACGTTGAGGGTGGATGACCCGAAGACGGTCGCTGAATTTACGTACAGGGTCGAAACGTTCAGCGTATCGGTGATGTTTGCAGAGCCGAGCACGTACAGGTTGGAACCTACGGGCGGGTTCGTGAGGGTCCCGATAGACACGCCGTTTTGGTACGCAATGTTGGCATCTACTGCCACCCACTGAGACGAAAGGATGGAAACGTTCGTTGCGCCGGTCACGAGGCCGTACTGGTCAACCGTGATCTGCGAGACGTTCGAACCAGAACCGTACGTACCGGGAGTCACGCCACTCGGGGGCAAATTCGTGTTTGAAATTGTTCCAGTTATGTTAGAGGCGTTGAGGTTTGAAAGGCCGTAACCGTTACCGTAATACGCACCAGAGACGATGGTTGCTGCATTCAGACCAGTTGTCACATTTGCCGTGATAAGGTTCGCGCCATATATGTTCCCTGAGATGTACAGGTCGTTTGTGAAAGAATTACAACTGTACAGATTCGATGCCGAGAGGCCATAGAACGTATTCAGTGAATTACCATTTGAAATATAGATCATTGGAGGGATTGGAGGTTGGCAATTATTTATGATGACACTTCCAGACCCCCCTCTACTCGAACCATTCGTGATGCTGTCACACATCGTCTATCTGTTTTTTACGGAGATTATTATCAAAAGACCCGCGAGAGCAACCACTCCAATGATTATCATCTTGGTATGATCACCGTTATCCCATGTGACTGGAGGGGGGAGGCTCTCTGGGCGTTCGGGTTCCTCTGGGATTCGGTCCGTCTTGAATTTTAGGAGAAACATATTGCGTCCGGAATCAAGCAATGTACCACTGTTGGGCTGACGCCACGAAACGGTCAAGCGGTCGAGTTTATCGATGCGCGCAGGGTACTTGGTGCTGATGCGGTAATTCGCGTTATAAAACTCGGCGGTGCCTGTGATTTTTATGGGGATGGTGGCGAAAGAGCCGTTGAATGCGTTTGCAGTAGGGACGCGAATCGTCCCAGTACCGAGTGCCGATGCCGTGAGGTGGCTGGGTGTACGGAGCTCTGCAACGTCGAGCGTCGCAAACTGGGACGTTGCCAGGTCTGGCAATTGGGCCGAAACCAGCTCAACCTCTGTGATGTTCAAGATTGGGGTGGTCAGGTGGAGAATGTAATTGTTCGAATCGGGCCAGAGGAGCTGGTTCCGATTATCAGAGTCCACATACACAATGTACTCCGTCATTTACTAAGATGTACCTAGACAATTTGTCCACCGTACTGGCACACGTTAGGCTTGGAGCACGTGAAGCGGAAGGTGAGGAAACTGGGGCCAGCTGGGTCGACGAGCAAATCACCGTTCGACTTGAACAGTTTGACAGACAGCGTCTGGAGCTGACGGATGGGTTCGATGAACATCACGTCGGTTGGGAAGCCAGCGCCGGATGCCGTGTAGATGGTGCGCGTGAGAGTCTGATCGGTAGGGATGGCCGCCAGGGACGACTTGAGGTACTGGAGGTTGGAAAGTGGGGCGGTCAGTGCTCCCTGATTAGAGATCTTACCGGACGAACTGATGGTGTACTGGAGGGTCGCACGATCGTTGAATTTAGACACGAGTTCATTAACGTATATACAAATAGCGTGAGTGTCACTTGCGTTTGCTACGATACTAGCGGCAAGAAGCTCCGCCTTGACTACATTTCTCAGAGGAATGTTGATATAAGAGACGAAATCGACGTTTGAAACCGTCGTGTTCACTGAATCAACACGGACTGTGTAGACTTCCGTGTCACACATTTAATTTAGGTTAAGATTTTAAAAAGGTGGAGGGAACTCAGGAAACCCGAACGCCCCTGCGGGATCACGAGTCCTTCGGACTCGGTCTAGGTCTCGGTTTCAAGTCCGCTCCAGCAGGGAGCCGCCGATGCCGCCCTCGATGGAAAAGTCGCGAATCTGCTCGCGGATCATGTCACCGTCGCCGCACAGACCACCTGGGGTCATGCCACGCGTGTAGTACGCCGCCTTCTCCGAGGGGCCTGGGGTGCACTCCAGAGACGAGGGAATCTCCGTCAGAGACGAAGGACCCGATGACGCCTGGGAGCCAGCCACCGTCACCAGGGGGGCGGCCTCATACGTGCTGCCACGGCCCTGGACGAGCATGATCAGAATCGCCACGAGCAGACCGATGATCACAGCCTGAGTCAGAACCTTGCCAATTTTGAGAGCCATTTATAATTGGTTAATATTTTTTTGGTGCGTTAAAGATTGCGAGTTCCTTTCTTTAAAGATTCCAGAGATGGACTTGACCTTTGACGGCCCTATGGATATGAACGACGACGAGTCCAAGCTCATGGACGAAATTTCTATTCAGGTTCCAACCAAGAAGACCATCCCTGTACGTCCCAAACCGGCGCGCCCTAGCCCATTTATAAAACGGGCTCCTGGACCAATGGGGCCACCGGGTGGTCATGAGGATGCGGGCCTGGACATGTTCATGAATCCCGGTAAGCGTACCGCCCCTCCTCCCCCAATGCCCGAGGAGTTTGATGATGGCGAAGAGGACGGTGACGACGGTTTCGGTCCAGAGGGCGGTCAGCAGGGACCAAACGGGTTTGGTCCCGGGGGCGGCGGTGACAGTATGCCATCCGAGGGCTACAAGACCATCGAGGACGAGAAGGCTGATCTGCTGAACAAGATCACGCGCCTGAACAAGAAGGGTATTCAGTCGAGCGCCCGTCTGACGATTTACAGCGACATCGATGAGATTCGCACGGAGTACAAGCGTATGACCTATTCCATCGAGGTCGATCGCTCCATCAAGTTCCAGCGGCGTATGCTGGTGGCTTGCGTGACCGGCCTGGAGTTTCTGAACGACAAGTTCGACCCATTCGACGTGGAACTGAACGGGTGGTCCCAGAACACCATGGAGAACGTCGAGGATTACGACGGCGTCTTCGAGGAGCTGTACAACAAGTACAAGACGAAGGTACAGGTGGCACCAGAGGTGAAGCTGATCATGATGGTTGGCGGTTCGGCGATGATGTTCCACCTGACGAACAGCATGTTCAAGGCGGCTGTGCCGAACGTGACTCAGGTTATGAAGCAGAACCCAGGTCTGATGCAGAACATGATGGACGCGGTGCAGCGTTCGCAGCCGGGCGCAGGGCCAGGATCCGCCGAGCCTCCCGCGGGTGGTCTGCGGCGCGAGATGCGCGGGCCGGGCATGGACTTTGGGTCGCTGATGGGTATGATGGGCCCTCCACAGCCTCAGATGAGTCGGCCGGCGCGCGAGGACGACGACGTGTCCGACATCGTGAGCATCGACGCGGGTGACCCCGACACGCGCGAGGTTTCAGTGAAGAAGGGCAAGGGGCGGCCCAAGAAGAAGGAGGTTTCATTGTAAACGCAGTTTATATAGCGGCCTGAAGGGCCGGGAATCACGATCCGACTTGGTCTAAAAATCTTCTAAACAATAAGTAATGGCGGTGGCCTTTGCGC